TTAAAGAAATACTTGATTTACCTTCAGAAGAAGGAAGTACAAATACACTACGTGATGTGCTTAGTACATACGAACAAGAAATGCAAATTAATAATGCTGTACTTGCTCAGGCAGAAGCTGATGCACCTAAGTCAGGATACGATACTACAAACTTATATACTATTGCTAAAGATGAAGATGGTAACGTAGCATTAAAAACAACAGATATAACAGACATTGATGTAAGTTCACAAGAACTGTTAGCTGATAGAATTACAGAAACACCAACACGTTCTGAGTACAATGGTTACTTAGTTGGCGATGGTATACCACCTAATGGAGAAGCATTTGGACATGGACCTGGGTTTCCAACTAGTTCAACCGAAGGCGACTATTGGTTAAGGACAGACTTTATGCCTAATAGATTATTTAGACAAGACGGTAGCCGTTGGGTCAAACAAGAAGATGCAGTACGCATGACAATGACAAATACAGATACTAGAGCAACACAAAAAGGTACATTTGTTAACAACTCAACACAAAACACTATTGGCGGAGAAACTGTTGTAGAAAGACAACCGTTAAGTAAAACACTAAAGCCAAAGGCAGATAATTAAGATGCAACATTTTTATGATGGACAAATAAGAAGATACATTACTCAAATGGTTAGACTGATGAGTAATTTTTCATATGCTGACAGCAAAGGCAATCTTGTACAAGTTCCTGTTATGTACGGAGACATTACAAGACAAGTTGGCGCTATTATAAAAGACAACAGCGAAAATAAAATTCCAAGTGCGCCACGCATAGGAGTATATGTTACTGGATTAGAAATGGATCGTACTAGAACTGCTGATTCATCATACACAGGCAAAGTACATCTTAGAGAACGTGCATATGATGCAGAAGGTAAAGAATATTTAAATACACAAGGTAAAAATTATACAGTTGAACGTATGATGCCTACACCGTATACACTAAATGTTAATGCAGATATTTGGTCTACTAACACAGAACAAAAACTACAAATTATGGAACAGTTATTAATGTTCTTTAATCCTAGTTTAGAAATACAAACTACAGACAACTATGTAGACTGGACAAGTTTAAGTGTTGTTAATTTAGAAAATATTAATTTTAGTAGTAGAAGTATTCCTATGGGAGTTGATACTGAAATAGATGTAGCAACACTAGGATTTTCAACACCAATTTATATTAGTCCTCCTGCTAAAGTTAAAAAGCTAGGTATTATTACAGATGTTATAATGAGTATCTTTGATGAAACTAAAGGCACTATTAACTTAAAACAATCAATGCCAGAGCTTAATGCATATGATGATAGTTGGGCAAACAGTACTAAAAACAAAGACAGTTCAGAAAGAATACATATACAAGTGAATACAGCATTAAACTATGATGCTATTGTTACTAACAATATTGTACAACTTGGTAAGAATGGTATATCAGGAGAGATCAGTTGGCGTAATCAACTTGAAATACTACCTGGAGAATACAGAGCAGGATTAAGTAAGATTTATTTAAACAGAATTGATTTAGGTGCTCCTGTTGTAGGTACTATTGCACTAAACGATTTAGACGAAACACAACTTATTGTTAATTGGGATGAAGATACTATTCCAACTAATACAGTAATGGGATTACCAAATAGTCCGCAAAAAGGAACTATTGAAGCAATTATTGATCCAACAAGAACTAATCCAACTAGCTTAAAAGTACCTGGTAATAGAATACTACTACTAGGTGATATTGGTGCTACAGAAAATACAGATGGTGCTGATGCTTGGAAGGATACTAGTGGTAATGACACATTAATTGCTAGTGAAAATGACATTATTGAATGGTCTGGAACACACTGGCAAATTGTATTTGACTCAAGTACTAAAACAGAGCCAGCAACAGATGTTACATATACAACCAATTTAACCACTGGCATACAGTATAAATGGGACGGTGTAGAATGGACACTATCCTTTGAAGGCGAATATCGAAAAGGAAGCTGGCGCTTAGTACTCTAAATAAGTACTTGTATGGAACAAATAATTTGTAGTGGTGCTCTATTCTATTCGTTGACAACACAACGTTTCTTATTCTTACACCGTACACAATCAAAACAAAACAATGTTTGGGGTCTTGTTGGTGGAACTAACGAAGATAAAGAAATCCCTTACAAAGCTCTGCTACGTGAAGTTGAAGAAGAACTTGGCAGTATTCCAAAAATTATTAAATCAATACCATTAGAAACATTTGTAAGTAATGATGATAAGTTTCAATTTCATACTTATTTGTGTGTTGTAAAAGATGAATTTCTACCTGTACTAAATGACGAGCATAACGGATATGCTTGGGTTAGTTTTCAAAATTGGCCAAAGCCATTGCATATGGGATTACGCAACACATTACAAAATAAACAAAACTTAACCAAACTACAAACAGTATTTCAACTAGTTTCGTTATTACAAGAATCGGACATTTAATGAATAAGGTATTAGTAATCGGTGATGTAATCATCGACAAATATATATACGGAACTTCAACACGGATTAGTCCTGAAGCACCTGTGCCTATAGTTAATCTTGGAAGTGTTTCAACATCTTTAGGTGGTGCAGGACTTGTTTATGAAAATTTAAAAAGCCTAGATGTTGATATAGAACTATTTGAAACTAATCAACCTAGAAGTATTAAAACTAGAGTAATCTGTGACGGACATTATATTACACGGTTAGATGAAGATGAAACTGCAAATTCAAATGCAGTCTTAGATGAAGTATTAAGTAGTGATTTTTCTAAGTACGATTATGTTATCCTAAGCGATTACAATAAAGGTGTACTAGATAACGCAAAACAGATTATTGCACATATTAATAGTCAAGGACCTAAAGTAATTGTAGATCCAAAACGTTATGCATGTGACTACGAAGGTGCTTGGTTAGTTAAACCTAATAATAGTGAATTTACTAAATTTGAATTTGACGAATGGCAAGGTAATATTATTACTACTGATGCAGGACGTAGTGTATCTGCTACAATAGATAATATTGAATATAATATTCCTGTTGAACAAGTTGAAGTATCAGATGTTACAGGTGCAGGAGATTGTTTCCTTGCTACGTTTGTATATGCACTAACAAAAGGTTACACACATAAACGCTGTTTAGAATTGGCTGTCAAAGGTGCTACCGAAGCAGTCAAACATGTAGGCACACATATCATAACAATTGATGATATTAATGATACTATTGTATGGACTAATGGAGTGTTTGATATACTGCATATAGGCCATTTAAAGCTACTAAGACACGCACACACGCTTGGAAAACGCCTCGTGGTGGGCATTAATAGCGATGCAAGTGTAAAGCGTTTAAAAGGCGAAACTAGACCCATTAATGACGAACAAACACGCAAAGCCGCATTGTTAGAATTAGGATTTATTGATGAGGTAATCATATTTGACGAAGATACACCGTTAGAAACTTTGAGTAATATTATGCCCAATATAATTGTTAAGGGTGGAGATTATACAGTTGATACAGTAGTAGGAAATGAACTAGCAGAAGTTGTTATTTTTCCAACTATTGCAGGTGCAAGTACAACTAAAATTATAGACGAGATTAGAAAATGAATATTTTAATTACAGGACATGAAGGCTTTATTGGTCAAAACCTTGGAGCATACTTACAATCTAAAGGACATAATGTTGAGGGCTTTGAATGGAAGCCTAACATTATACCAGATCCTGAACCTTATGATAGAGTAATTCATTTAGGTGCTATTAGTAGCACTACTGAACGTGACGTTGAAAAAATTATGGAACAGAACTATGAATTTTCAATGCGTCTATTGCAACTATGTGATCAAAAAGGAACTACATTTATGTATGCTAGTAGTGCTAGTGTATACGGTGATAAGTTTGAAGAAAATGCTAAACTACAACCACAAAATGGTTATGCATGGAGCAAGTATTTGTTTGATAGATTTGTAATGCAAGTTCCAGAGTTTATGATTAATGTACAAGGATTTAGATTCTTTAATGTATATGGCCCAGGTGAAGAACACAAAGGCGACCAACAAAGTGTATTTGGCAAGTTTGAAAAACAAGCTAAAGAAACGGGAGTTATAAAAGTGTTTGAAGGTAGTGATAAAATAGATAGAGATTTTATCCATGTTGGTGATGTATGCGAAATTATTGAAAAGTTTATTGATGTTGATAATACAGATATATGGAATGTTGGTACAGGCACACCTCGTTCATTTATGGACATTGCTAAACTGTATGCTAAAAAGTATAATGCTAAGATTGAAGAAATACCTATGCCAGAAAACCTTAAAGGGCAGTACCAGTATTACACCTGCTCTCACAATAAAAAGTTAATTAATAGTATAGGTGTTCATAATTTTAGAACAATTGAGGAGTATGTAAATGCCAGCAAGACATAGTGGTAAAGTAGACAAAGGTTGGGGATATGAATTAATCTGGGCCACTAACGATCAATACTGTGGTAAGATTATGGTATTTGATAGAGTTGGTGCTAAGTTTAGTATGCACTTTCATAAAGAAAAAGACGAATCATGGTTTGTAAACTCAGGTTCATTTAAGTTACGATATATTGATACATCAACTGCATTAGTAATGGAAAGAGTTTTAAACTCCGGCGATACATGGAGAAATCCTCCATTAATGCCGCATCAATTAGAAGCATTAGAAGCCGGTAGTAGTATTACTGAAGTAAGCACTCCTGACTCTATTGAAGATAATTATCGTATTGCTCCAGGTGATAGTCAACCGCCACCACCACAACAAGAGATTGTTAATGATCCCAATACACAGGCGTAAGTTAGATCTAAATTTAAGTCAATTAAAACATAATTGTAATTTTGTTTATAAGCAAATTATAGACGAGATTGCAATTCCTAATCAAGAAATTGATACTAAACACACATCAATTCCAACGGCAGTAAGTCAATACTATAACTTGTTTACAAGTATTATGCCTGGTATGTTTGAACTACAACGTGATATTAGAAACGAATTTAAAAACAACATTCCGCATGATGAAAGTCTAGAGTACTGGATTGTTGGTTGGTTAAATTATTGGCCCAAACAAGGAACAACACTTACCTGGCACGGACACGAGTACGGAGATGATGATAATTGTTTCCACGGGTACTTAGGTGTACAATGTGAACCATCGCAAACTATATATCGCAACATAGGTGAAGAAGCATTAGAAATTGCTGTTGAAAACAAAAACGGACAGTTAGTTATTACTAACAGCAAAGGTGTTGAACATATGACTAGTGATTGGAAACAAGATGATCCTCGTATTACTATTGCGTTTAATATACAACCTAGAGAAACTGTTTTACAAGAAGTAGGAAATAAACTTAATTATTATGTCGGACTTTAAAGAGCTATTTTCTGTTCCTATACTAGAACATAATGTTCCGGATCGTATTGCAGATGACGTTGAACAATTTGTAGTACCACGTTTAAAACTTATACCAAGACCCGACAACAATGCTCCGCATGGTACAGATTATTTTGAACCTAACAAAGTAGTACATTTAATGAATGATGTACCAGAACTGTTTAGCGAAATACAAGACTGTGTTAACAAGTTTCAAGACGCATGTCATATTAAACAACTAAAAGAAGCTAATCAATACAATTGGTGGACACAAGATTATCACGAAGGCGACATACATAACGAACATGAACACGGTATGAATCAAATATCTGGAGTATACTGGGTAAGAGCAAATGAAAATGCTGGTGGGTTATGTTTTAGAAATCCTAATCCGTTTGTCGAATATTCATCCTGGATGGATGCAAAATATGGATGTCAAGAATACGAATTCCAACCTATAAAGGGTAAACTATTATTGTTCCCTTCTTACTTAAAACATGCAGTAATGCCTAGTAGTAGTAACGTTGTACGCACTACTATTGCTTTCAACGTAGTGTATTAAGCCTGAGCTTCACCCCATCTTAGAATAATGTTCGCAGTAGTATCTGTACCACCCGTCTTATAAACGTTAATTGCTAGTACGTCTGGACCATTTGGATATGTTCCTCTACCACCTAGTGTAGTATTTGTAAGTTCTTTCAATGCTTCAAGACTCAATGCACTCGATTGTCCTGGTGTAGCAATGAATGAAAATACTGTTTCACCCGGTTGTGCGTAAGGAGGTTGTCCAAATAAGAACCCAACTGTATCACCTGGATTAACAGTAGTGTTAGCACTCTGTGTAAATGTTACTCTGTAATAGTCTGTTGTACCAAAGCTCAATTCTTCTACATTAGATACCGCAGTACCCGCTGAGAACTTACTATCTTCAACCAAGTCACCTGCAATAGCATTTGTTGCGTCCCATGTTGTTTTTGTAAAGAACAAATAGTTAGCATTACTTAATGGACCACCAATTTGGAATGTAACTGTTGGATCAGCACTTTGTACAGTAATATTTTGATTAAATCTTAAACGTACTCTACTGTACCATGGCTCCATATATACCTGGTCAATAATTCTTGGATTACTTGCGTAGTTGTTAGTACCTGAAGCTGTAACAGTTGTACCTGTTGAAACTTCATCATTTAAACTTTCCCATTGTGACGTTGTTAAGTATTGGTATCTACTATTTCTATTACCATATAAGAATTCAGCAGTTTGTGTCATTGCACCTTGTACTGTTGCACTTCTAATAATCTGTGTTGCACCAGTTGACCATACAACAGAACCACCTGGAGCAACTTGAGCAAAGCTCGGTTGTCCACCAGCCGCCGCACCTGTTAGTGCTGACCAACCAACGTCTCCTGGGTTAATTGGATAGTTTTGTGGATTCAAAATACCTTCAACAACAATACCACCACTAATTGGATTATTTGAACCATCATATCCATCTGATGTAATTTCAATACCTTCTAGTAGTAACTGAGCTCTGTTTAGTAGTTCTCTTTCACCTAAGTCACCAACGATAGCGTTACTAACACTAGGTGCTAGTCTTAACATAAACACAGTATTTCTTGTTGTACTAATTTCGTTACCTGCAGATGTGTATGAGAAAATATAACCACGATCTTCATCAAAGCCACCGTCTGTTAAGAACGCTGATCCCCAGTGTGATATGATTGGAGTAATTGTATTACTAATCAAAATTACACCAGTTCGTTCACTGTGTGTTACTGCACCACCTGCTGTATAAGTTCTTGTTGCACCTGCCGCAAAGTTTGTTAGTGGAGCACTTCTAGTACACCCTGTTAGGGTATCTCCTGTTACACCTGTATATGCTATCATTTCGTTATCAATAATAACTGTACCAGTTGTTGGGAAGAATGACGCTGTAATTAACGGAATTGTAGTTTGTGTTGCATCCATGTCAGCCGCTAGTCTGTCATTAGGTCCTTCGTTAGTAACTTCATAACGCACAGGCATGTTACCAGTACGCATAAATGCTTCTGTGTTAATGTTTGAGTTACGCATTCTGTGATAGAAAATAAAGTTACCATCATCACCACGTAGCATATAGTCAATAAAACCAGCACCATACCAACTGTACTGAATACCAATCATCTGCATCTTACTGATGTCCATGATATATCCACTACTACCTAAGCCGTCTAGTGTATCTTTGTTAAAGTCATCTTGTTTAGTTTTCTTATCACTAATTAAACATAGTTTAGCACCTGTAGCATTAGTGTTACCTCTAAAGTCAGGTGTTACTGTCATTGCAGTATCTGAAGTTACCTGTGAAACAACATGTGTCATTCCTTTAACAACAATTCTATCACCAGCTTTAAGTTGATCTCTAAATCTTGTTCCCGATCCTGTACATGTGTTTGAATCAACTGCTATTGCAACTGTACCTGCTAACTGTAGTGTAGCAGTTCTTTGTACAGCACTAAAGTTTGATCCATCGTACTCCATAAAGATTCCGTTTTGATCATCAAATGCACCTGAACGCACAGTTGCACCGTGCCAGTTAAGCAACGATACTTGTGCTCTTGTACTTAATATTGGCGATAATGACCCAACAGCAATTTGTGATATAACTTTAAATGTTCTTTCACTTACAATACTTGCTACTGTATAATTTCCGTTATAACCTGGTGTTTCAATACCAATTAATCTAATTGCTCCACCAACTTGTAGTCCGTGGTCAACATCGTCTGTTGTAACTGATATAAAGCTACCTGCTTGTAGATCGTCTGCTGTTACATTTAATAGATCGTAACTTGGAGCAAACAATGCACCAGTGGTATACATAATACCTTTACCTGACTGGTATCTAATATATTTTTTACTCTGTCTAATTGCTTGAGCACCATGTTGTGGTCCACCTGTACCAAGCATAACTCCACCATCATATGGTCTGTGTACAAAGAATGAGTCTGGTCTTGGATAAAGCGTAGCACTAATATCACCAGTTTGTGTAATAGTACCTGGAGCTCTACATTGGTATCTTAAACTTGTTGTAGTTGGAACCTGTTGTGCAAAGAACGGACCTTCTAATAATGTGTGATTGTTAGTACCATCATCTGAGTTTTGTGTAACAATAAATGCATCACCTGGTATCAATCCGTGTGCTGATGCAAACGAAACTTCAGTTGTTGCCAAGGCCGCAAACGCAATTAATGTTGGGCTTGGTATTGCTTGTGTTATTGGTTCTGACATTGTTACAGTTGCATAAGTTACTGTTACATCACCTGGAACTGCTGTTCCTGTAATAGATGTGTCAACAATACTACCGTCTGTTGATACTTCAGATATAACAATCGAAGCATCATTAGTTGGACTTGCACCGCCTAACTCAGTACCTAGTACTTTAATTTTGTTACCAACTTGATAGTTTTCACCGTCAGTTTCTAATACTGGATTACTATAACTGCTACCAGTTCTTTGTATAGCAAACGTTGCACTTGTACCTGTGTTACTTAATGCTTGAGCACCAATATCAACATACGCGGCAGTTCCACTTGGACCTGTACCTGCAACACTAATTGTTGCAACAGAACCTTCATCAGTTCTTGTACCACTATCGTCTGTTGTATCAATAGTAATTGTTAAATCGTTTGCTGGACTTTGACCACCTAGTTGTGATCCTGGAACTAAAATTGTATGATCATCAAAGTAACCTGTACCTGGAGTATTAACTACACCAGTATATGCTCCATTACTAATTGTAATATCAAAACTTGCAGTACTACCTTGTAGCATTTGAATCTGATTTGAACTCTGTTTAACATCTTGGAATACTACTTCGTCATTACCTGAACCACCTATTGTTGCTGTTAAGATTTCTCCACCAACGTCAATAGTAGCTACTGTAATTGTTGCGTCATTTGCTGGCGTTGCTCCACCTAATATGTTACCTGCTACAACAAATGTTTCACCAGCTAAGTATCCTGTACCAGAGTTTGTAATTGTTACTCCGTATACTGAACCTGTTTTACTAATACTAAAGTCTGCTGTTGAACCTGAACCTGTTGGATATGTATATGCTACACTTGGATAAGTTTCGTTAGCTGTTGGACCTGTACCTGTAATTGTAAAGCCAGTAATAACTCCTGTACTTACTGATGTAACTTCAATAAGTGCATCATTAAGTGGACTTGTTCCTCCTGGGAATACATCTCCTTGTATAGCTAATCTATCTCCAACTACATACCCTTGTGTTGGTGCTAATGCTGTACCTGAACTTGTAATACTCGTAATACTACCAGCGGCATCTACACCTGTAATAGTAATTGTAATATCGTTTGCTGGACTTTGACCACCTACGTTATTACCAAGAATTGTAAGTGTTGAACTGTTAGCATAGTCTTGTCCAATAGTACTACCAATTGAAACTGAATACGTTCCATTTGAATTTTGTGTAACATTAAATGTTGCACCTGTTCCTTGAACGTTATATCCTGAAGTAATATTAGTAAATGAGGCACTATTAACTGCTGTACCTGTAATACTTAAACCTGTAATTTCTCCACTGCCGCCAACACTATCAATAGTAACTGTTGCATCGTTAGTTGGACTTGTACCACCTAATTCTGTACCTAGTATTGTAAATGTTTCGTTTTGTGCATATCCTGAACCTGGTGCTGATGGGTTAACTGTGTATGTGCTACCTGTAAATGCAACGTTAACTTCTGCTCCTGTACCTATTGAACTTGTAGTAAATGAAGGTCCTGCAAAGTTTGCTACTGCGTCTGCACCTGCGCCTGATTCTGTAAAAGATGTAATTGCACCTGTGCCGTCAACACCTGAGATTGTAATATCTAAATCGTTAGTTGGACTTGCACCTCCAAAAACGTTTCCTGGAATTCTAATAACTCCACCTACGGTATATCCTGCATCTGTTGATCCAGCATTTTTAGTAACTGGGTTATAAATGTTGTTAGTTAAAGTAACATCCCATGTTGCTCCAGTTCCGCCTGTTCCTGCTTCTGGAGGTAAATCTGTAAATGTTGGGTCATCAGTTACGGCTGTGTATGTACCGGCACTACTCGTAACATCAAGTATTAGTCCTGTACCAGCACCGTTAATATTTGTACCTACAACACTTGTTAATACTGCATTACCATCAAATGCTACACCTGTGAAACTAAATGTTAAAATTACTCCGCCAACATCAATAGTATCAACTGTAATTCTTAAATCGTTTGTACCTGAAGTACCACCTAATGTTTGTCCGTCTACAACTAACACATCACCTGCTTCAAAGTTAATACCTGCTGTTTGCATTGCAACTGTGTATTGTCCTAAAGTAGGATTACCTCTATCAATATTAAACGTTGCACCTGAACCTGCTGATTCATAATTAGTACCAGTAATTCCTGAGTATGTTACTGTGTTACCAACAATCGCCCCTGTAGTATTTCCATCAAAGTTAAGTGTGTTACCTACAATAGTAGTAACATGAATCGCTGTTCCGTCACCTCTATCAATTGCTTCACCTTGTGTAATACCTGTTGCGTCAACAAGAGTAATTGCATTTGTACCAATTGGATAATCTCCATTAACGTCAAGTGTATTTAAAACACCACCGTTATCTGATACACCACTAACTCCGCCTGTTATACTTGTAACCTGAGCACCACTTCCAATACCAGCACCTTGTGTAATACTAGCAACTACAAACGTAAAGTCTGCGCCTCCACCAGCACCCAATGAACCGTCTACAACAGTAAGAATATCGCCTGCGGCGTTATTTCTACCTGGATTTAAAATTGTAATACTTGTAACTTCACCAGTTCCGCTAACAACAATAGTATACGTACCTGTAATTAAATCTGCCGCAATGCTGTTTGAAAATGCTGTTGAAACTGTATATGTTCCGCCTGTTCTACTTGCGTCTGCGGCACCAAATGTACCAACTGTTGCTACTTGGCCACCTTCATTAATAACTGGAGCACCAACTTCTGGAGCAGTTCCTGACCAAGTAACAATACTTGATCCTGTTTCTGCCGCTAATGGGTTAATCCATGTACCTGCCGCACCCTGTGATAAAATAGTAAACTGTGGTTGACCAATTGCCGCACCTGTATAAAATCCTGCTTGTCTTAACTGCGTATAGTATGTTGATAATACTTCACCGTTAGTTGAGCCAACTTTTGATTTAGCAAAGAATGTAAATGTACTGTTAGTTGGAACAGTTGAAACAATAAACGATCCCTCTGCTCTACTTGCACCAGCAACACTATTTTCTAGTGCCTTAATTGTAATAGGAGTACCTGCTACAATACCGTGTGGTCCAACTGTAGTTACAGTAATTAAACTTTGTCCAACACCGTTTGTACCAGCTGAAGCATCTGTTACAACTGTTGATACAACTGTATCTGTGCCTGGTACTTCGTAAATACTTGGATACCCTCTTTGCATAGCAATCGCTTGCCACTTTGTAGGCTGTAGTCCATACTCGAAGTCAGCATCAAGCATAGATACTGAATTACTAACACGCATACGTTCAATAGCATCTGTACCAAAGTCATGTGGTCTAGTAATAACATCACCTTGGTCAATAAATATTTGTATATCATCTGTATCGTAAAACTGTTTAACTTCTTCTTTAATTGGAAGTACGCCTAAACCGTGTTCAATAACATTTGTAATAACAGCAAATAATTCTGTTACTCTTTGACTAACATTTAATTCACTAATTTGTAAAATAGTATTTTGTGCAACTGCTCCTGCACCTGATTGTGCAGTTGGATATAACGTGTTTGAAAAAATATAACCGTTAATTACATCTCTACAAAAATGTTTTGCTAAAACTTCTGGCATTCTATCGCCGTCAATTTGTGGCGTAGTTTGCACCCAATACTTACTAGCATTAAAGTGTGTTTTTGTATTACCAGAATATTTAATATCGTTAGTAATACCTTCAACATTAAAGCCCATATCTCTTTCACACTTAGCAGTATTATATGTGTAGTTGTACCATACATCTGAAATTGCGTTAGCTGTTGCTGATACAAATGTATGTTCTGAAGTATCAGATGAAATACCAATATTAACTGTAACTGTGTCCGTAGTAGAACTTTCAACTAAAATTGGTTTATTATAAAATGGATCTGTTCCTGTATCATTAGGCACCCCACTTGCTCTTGGATAAGCATGTTCAGTAGCATGGTTGTCATATCCACAAGTAAATGTTAATCCACCTGTAGCAATTTTAATATAATCGCCTCTGTAATATCCATGCGCCGCCATTGTTAAAACTAACTTTCCACTTGCAGGACTGTATGCCGCCGCAGATGGAGTTTGTCTTGTACTTGCCGCAACCTTACCTGCAATCCAAGCAACTGTTTCTTTTTGTAAAAACGATTTATTTGCTTCTAATAGTGCTACTGCTCTTGGAGAATAAACTCTATTGTCTGTATCTTTAGCAAGAAAGATTGTAGTAACTGTACCAGTTCTTTCAAGGAACTTTGGAAAGTCTTCTTCAACACCTTTAGTTAACTGCGAAGTATCATCTGTTTGGAATGTTGTTGAAGCACCTAAATCAGGATCACTAAAGTTATATAAAATTTCATTGTTTGTTGAATCTGTAATCAACAATAAATCGTTTGCCGGAACACGAGTCTGAATCTTAACACTTGAAATCTGTGATCTCTGTAGCGTTGGAATAACATCTAGTCCGCCTGCAATAACAGTTGTAATGATACCCATTAGTTCTGTTATTCTTGCATCAGTACCTGTTTCATAACTACTACCTTGGTCGTAAACTTGTGTAGTTGTAACTGGAACTGCTTGTAAACTTGTGTAAGCAACCTGTGGTAAAATGTAGTTGTTAATTAAACTAACAACAAAGTTCTTTGCCGCAATTTCAGGAGCTCTATCACCATCAATCTGTGGTGTTGAATTGATCCAGTACTTACTTGCTAAGAAACGTGCTTGAAAGTTTCCGCCATAACGTAGGTCCCAAAGTACACCTGTTACTCCGTCTGTACCTTGTAAGTTATATCGTGTATCACGTCTACATAGCACATCGTTGTATGTATAGTTGTACCATATTGAACCCGGATTTCCTGTGTTTGCCGCAACTTGTGCAGTAAGCCATGCTGATAATTCGTCAACAATAAAGTCTGTATTATCGTTAATTAATTTGTATGCATATGGAAATCTATTTTCACTAACAGGAATACCTGGTTGAAATATATACGAGTCAATTTTTTTCTTTGCCATTTGTTTTCCTACATTCCGAAAGCAACAGCCATTGCTGATGCCCT